TGCTTTAGTAGCTTCTTCGTGTATTTGTTTTAATGTGTTCATATTAGCCTCCTTGGTTTTATTTATATTCACACAAGACCATAATACGACATTTTATTTGTATTTGTAAACATCTTTTTTAGGTCCTATTTATATAAAAAAATGAAGCACCCCTGAACGATTGAATTTTATATGATTTACAAACAATTGTTTGATGATAGTATGATTTTGCAACAAACAAGGAAGGCAAAATGAAAACAATCAAAGAAATACAACAATCATTAAATAATAATCCAGACTTTATACATTCAGACTTTTATTGTGTAATAAATCCTGGGCTATCTTTATTTAACCAAGACCAAATAATTACACACAACGAATTATTAACATTTTTACAACATAATAATCTCAATACAATTAATAT